GATGAACTCGGCACACTACGTCTTAAAGAGTCATATATGATGGACGATGAGATCAGTCCGCAGGAGAGATTCGCATATGTTTCAAAAACTTTCTCTAGCAATCCTGAACACGCTCAGCGTTTGTACGATTATGTTAGTAAGCATTGGCTTTCTTATTCTACTCCTATTTTATCTTATGGTCGTTCAAAGCGTGGCTTGCCTATATCTTGTTATCTCAACTTTATTAACGACACAGCCGAAGGACTCGTAGAGAATCTTTCAGAAACTAATTGGCTCTCGATGCTCGGTGGTGGAGTCGGTATCGGTTTTGGTATTCGTTCTGCTGATGATAAGTCTACTGGTGTCATGCCTCATCTTAAAATGTATGATGCTTCTAGTCTCGCTTATCGTCAAGGTCGCACTCGTCGTGGTTCTTACGCTGCTTATTTGGATATTTCTCATCCAGACATTCTCTTATTTCTCGAAATGCGAAAGCCAACCGGAGACCAGAACTTCCGTTGTCTCAACTTGCACCATGGAATAAATATCACTGACGACTTCATGCAGGTCATCGAAAATAAGATGATGAATAAGGATGCAGATGATTCATGGGAACTCCGTGACCCTCATACAAAAGAAGTAAGAGAGGTCGTGTCTGCTACTGATCTGTGGCAACGTCTTCTCGAAATGCGTATGCAGACCGGTGAGCCCTATATTCATTTTATTGATGAATCAAATCGCAAATTACCAAAGTGGTTGCGCGATGCCGGATTGGAAATTAACCAGTCAAATCTTTGTTCTGAAATTATTTTACCAACAAATAAAGAGAGGACTGCAGTTTGTTGTCTCTCGTCAGTAAACTTGGAATATTTTGATGAATGGTCAAAGGATAAAAAGTTTCTTGGAGATATTCTCGAGATGCTCGACAACGTTCTCCAAAAGTTTATTGATGATTCTCCTGATACCATTTCTCGTGCTAAGTTCTCAGCCATGCGCGAGCGATCCGTGGGAGTTGGAGCACTTGGATTTCATGCCTACCTTCAGCGAAAGAGAATGCCATTCGAATCTGCCCTTGCTAAATCCGCTAACCTCCGAATGTTTAGGCATATCCGAAAAGGACTTAACGAGGCTAATAAGAGATTGGGAACAGAACGAGGAGAAGCTCCAGACACAAAAGGAACTGGACTTCGTTGCAGTCACGTTATGGCAATCGCACCAAATGCCTCAAGCTCAATTATCATGGGGAATACATCCCCCAGTATTGAACCGTGGAGAGCAAATGCCTATCGTCAAGATACTCTATCAGGTGCGTTTTTAAACAAGAATAAGTATCTTGATGAGTTACTCAAGGATAAATGCAAGGTTGATGATTCACTTGACTATGATAAAATTTGGTCAAGTATCATTGCTAATGATGGATCGGTTCAACATTTAAAATGTCTTGATGATTACGAGAAAGATATATATAAAACCTCAATGGAAATTGATCAGAGATGGGTAATTGAACATGCGGCAGACAGACAAGAGTTTATTGACCAGTCGCAATCGCTTAATGTTTTCTTTCGTCCAGATGCAAATATTGCATATCTACACGCAGTTCATTTCCTGGCTTGGAAAAAGAAGTTGAAAACTCTATACTACTGTCGTTCAGAAAAGATTGGTAAGGCAGACAGAGTATCAAAGAAAATTGAGAGACAGATCATTCAAGAGATTGATATGACAGCCATTGCTGCAGGAGAGGAATGTTTAGCATGCGAGGGGTAAAGGTTATCACAGCACTAAAGGAATACTTCAATGGCAAATAAACTCAAGCTACAGGATGAAAGAGATTATTTTAAGCCATTTCATTATCCATGGGCATACGACATGTGGCTCAAGCACGAGCAGTCACACTGGCTTCATACTGAAGTTCCGATGCTAGAGGATGTCAAGGATTGGAAGAATCAGTTGACCACCGAGGAAAAGTATTTCCTTACAAATATCTTTCGGTTCTTTACACAGTCAGATATCGATGTTGCAGGTGGATATGTCAAGAACTATCTCCCCAACTTTCCGCAGCCTGAAATCCGTATGATGCTTACTGGCTTTGCGGCTCGAGAAGCACTACATGTTGCTGCTTATTCGCACCTTATTGAATCGCTGGGTATGCCAGAAACTACATATAACGAGTTTCTTGAATATGATGCCATGCGTGAAAAGCATGAGTACTTCATGTCGAAGGTTGACAATGGTGCTATTCTGCCTGTAAAGATGGCGGCGATTTCCGCCTTCACCGAGGGTCTTGCTCTGTTCAGTTCATTTATCATGTTACTGAACTTTCCTCGGCACGGCAAGATGAGGGGTATGGGTCAGATTGTAACTTGGTCAATTGTAGATGAGACACAACATGCTGAAGGAGTTATTAAGTTATTCCGTACATTTGTTGAAGAAAATCGTGAACTATGGAATAATGAAACTAAATCACAGATTTACACCATTGCGACTAAAATGGTTGAGCTTGAGGATAAGTTTGTGGATCTGGCTTTTCAAATGGGCAAGGTCGAAGGGTTACGTGACTACGAAGTCAAAGAATATATCCGGTACATCGCCGACCGCCGACTGATTTCTATGGGACTCAAAGGTATTTTCAAAGTCAAGAATAATCCTCTGCCATGGGTTGAAGCAATGATTAACGCACCAACACATACCAACTTCTTCGAGAACCGAGCAACTGATTATGCTAAGGGTGCTTTATCTGGTTCTTGGGATGAGGTGTGGGCTAACTAAAGAGGGACTAATGGCTCCAGTAAAACAAGAAATATTATGTAATGACTGTCTCGCCGAATTTGAAATTAAATTTGACGAAGAAGAACACGAACCTGTATATTGCCCTTTTTGTGGAGCTGATTTATTTTGGGATGACGAAGAAGACGATGATGAATTTGAACTAGACAACTGGAATGATCCAGACAATGATGAATACGAATGACATGGTACTATAATGGAGAACCTTTTACCAGTGAAATGATTGAAGATAATATCGGTTTCGTATATTGTATAACCGATACTCGTAATGGACTGAAATATATTGGTAAGAAGGGATTAATATCAAAACGCAAGATGCCACCACTGAAAGGCATGAAGCGAAAGAGAACAAAGATAGTGGAAACAGACTGGGCGACCTACTATGGGTCGAGCGAGACTGTTAAAATGCTTGTCGAAGAACATGGTCGTGAGATGTTTCATCGTGAAATTCTACGGTTGTGTAAATCAAAAGGTCAGATGAGTTATTATGAAGCCAAGTTGCAGTTTGAAACAGACTGTTTATTGAAACCTGAAGAATATTATAATGAGTATATCGGATGCCGAATAAATCGCAGACATCTATTGACAAATATGAAGAATGTGGATATAATAGATTCAATTGGAGAGAAGTGAATCCTTACGAAAGCTGGGATCAATATGTAGTTCGTAAGTTGAGAGAGTTAAGGATATATAATGAAGCAAGGAAAAATATGGGGAAACACTGAGCCGTTACTTATTACCCCAATGATTGAGGTTCATAGGATTAATATTGAACCGTTCTGTCATTGCTCGATGCATAAGCATCAATATAAGTATAATATGTTCTATGTGATCCAAGGAAAACTAGATATACACGTTCGTAAGAACGATTATAGTCTCACAGACATTACTGAACTGTGGGAAGGAGAATACACTACTGTAGCACCAAACGAATATCATATGTTCCAAAGTGGTGAGGATAAAGTAGAGGCTTTAGAGATCTACTACCTTAATCCTATCAGCGAAGACATCATAAGAGAAACGGTGGGTGGAACGATTAATGCTTGATGTAGTTTGCGTGAAGTGGGGAACGGAATATTCAGATGACTATGTTAAAATCCTTAAGGCGATGGTTGAAAGGAACACGACTGTTCCATTTAATTTCAAAGCTTTCACCGACGGACCCATTGAAGGAATTGATTGTGTTCCGCTCCCCTCTGGACTAAACGGTTGGTGGAATAAGTTATACTTATTTGCTAAACATCATGCGTACGATAACGTATTGAGTGATCGTGTAGTCTATTTTGATTTAGATACGGTGATTACAAAAAACATTGACTTCTTTATGCAATACGATGGAAACTTCTGTGGTATTGAAAATCTTGGAGTCAATAACAGATATGAAAACCCTGAAAATTACAGAAATGTATTTCAGTCCGGCGTCTTAGCTTGGAGACGCGATTGGGCAACATTTATATGGGACATATTTGTTGACCGAAAAGAAGAGATTTTACAGAACGTAAGAGGCGACGGTGAACTTCTTCATATGATCTTCAGTCAATTTGATCACAATGTTGACCTATTTCAACATATATGGCCAGGAAAGTTAAAGTCTTATAAGTATCAGGTATACGAAACTGGTCTAGATGACGAAACAGCAATTGTATGTTTTCATGGTACGCCTCGACCACATGAGGCAATTGGACCTGAATCCACATTTCCATGGGGTGTCGAATTTGTAGCCAATCCATGGGTAGGAGATTATTGGAAACTATGAAATTTGCAATCCTAACACCAAGCCGTCAGAGACCTGGCCGACTCGATAATTTTATTCAGTCGGTATACGGTCTTGCAAATGACAAGGGTCGAGTCTTTACTTATAACTATATTGATTCAGATGATCCTAGAATTAAGGCTTACGAAGAGTATCAGCACAAACAACCAGTAAATAATATCAATCATATTGGTGAGCCGCAATCAGTCTCCAAATCTTGGAATGTAATTGCTCAGAAGGCAGTCGATGACGGTGCCGATGTTTTAATTATGGGCAACGACGATATGCTCTATCGTACTCAGGATTGGGATCTTTTACTTGATAAGGAGATAGAGAAATTTCCAGATCATATCTATTGCATGTGGTTCGAAGATTTAATCAATGGCTCGAATCATTGCGCCTTTCCAATCGTATCGCGTGTGTGGTACGAGACACTGGGCTACTTTGCACCAGGGATTTTCAATTTTGGTTACAACGACACGTGGACCTTCGACATCGCAAAAAGAATTGGTCGAACTCACTTTATCCCACACGTCGTAAATGAACATCTACACTTTACGACAGGCAAGTCGGCGGCAGATGAAACCACTCAACGTAACAGAACTACAGAACGTGGTAACCTTTATGAACTTGATAAAGTAATCTTCGAACAATCAGCTGAAGAAAGAGCAAAAGCGGCTCTTAGCCTCTTGCAGATGATGGAT